GGGCTGGAGGAGTCCCAAAGGGATTACGCTGTTCCAGATAATCCTTAGGAAGCTCGGAATAAGGAGAACCGCCTGGCGACGGATTGTTGGCTACACCGGAGCGCGGATCAAACAAAATAAATTGATCTCTAAGGCGAGGTGCTTCTGTTGGATTTTTAGATCTAAAACGAATATTGGAATCGTTTGGGTCAAACCTGACAGGCGGCCGTTGTGCAGGAGCAGGAGCAAGCATCCTGCGAAGAATAGAAGGCATTGCCATTACATTAAAGCCACCGGCAACAGCACCATTGCCAGGCATACCTGGAACTCCATATCCGCCATCAGTTCTTAACATGTAACTCTTATCTCAATTTTTTTATTTTACTCGTCTTCTTCTACTTCGTACAAGGAAGGATCAGCAACCTTGGTAAGAATAATGCCGTCGCCTTGGACATCCCAATTCAGGATGTCTCCTTCGCGCCATCCCATTTCTTCTAGAAGATCTTCGGGGAAAGTGAGGAACTGCTCACCGTTTTCGTCTTCTTCAACTTCAAGGATGTAGCTCATTTTGTCAAAAGCTTTTCCATAAGCTTATCAAGCTTATTATTAATTTCGCGAAAGTTGTCGTGCATTTCTTGGATCTCTCTTAAGAAGTCCACCTTCAACACGTAGTCCAAAGGCATCCGATTGATTTGGTCTTCCAAAATGTCAATCCTTCTTTTTTGTGAATTGGTGTAATTAAAAGCCTGCTGGATGTCTTGGCTTTGCCTGCTTAAAATTTTGTTTGCGACCCAAGTGCCACCGCTCACTGCGGAAGCAATAGCTGTAAGAGCTAGAGCGATGTATTCGGGACCCACGATTTCTTGACTTGCTTTTTTCTAATTCTAATTTTAGAAATCAAGATGGAGTTGTCCTTTCCTTGCCAATCCAGTTACGAGCCAAACCAACGCATCCACACAGTCGTCATGGCTACTGACGCCGAAATTCGTGAGTTCCTCGAAGAGATTTGTGAAGTTTCGGAAACGGTTGAAGATGATCTTTCGGTCTTCAAACATCCCGATGATTCCCCTAAACCGTGCCAACTTGTCTGCACGGAACCCTTTGACAGGATGCCAAATGAGGTTATACAGACCTTCGTTATTTAAACAAACTCGTTTGAAGTCTGCTTCCAGGGATGCTTGGTACTGAACGGCTTCTGACCAGATGTCACAAGTGGAATAGGTTGGGAAATAGTTACCGTTGTCATCCTTGCCAATCACTGACCAATCGTTAAGCAACTCTTTCATGGCATCCAGCTTTTCAAGGTTGCCCATGACCCGAATACGCCTGTAATCAATAATGTGAATACGATCTCCGATGCGACCACCCAAGATCATCACGGTGTAATCGTTCTTTTCCTTGACGCCAGCGGACAAGTCAACACCAACACCAAGCGTGTCAAACTCTGTTGCAATCTCCGCTTTAACAATTAGTTCAGGTGCCAGAGACAGTTCATTCTGTCTGACGACCTGGTTCATGTACTGGAACGAAAAAGCAATGGGAGCTTGCCGTTTCTTTTCCTTCAGGTAATCCAGTGACCACATCTCTGGCCAATAGGATTCTTCATCACCCGTTTTGGGGTCTGTCTGAATAGCGGAAAGAACAATTTGCATCCAGTTGTTCTGTTCGTTGAAGGTCGTGGCATGAATGTCGTCATGCCGGAAACGTGTTCCCAAACAGATCGCACGTCCACCCTCAAACATGGTGGGAGCAATCACCGCGTTCCAGTTGTCCTGCATCATCTTTCGGATGTCAGGGTTAGAGATGTCCGCAGCTGATTTGATGGCGTCATCAATCATGACCAGGTGCGAACGTTTTGAAGTCACCGAACCCTTAAGACCTGCAGCGCAGAGGGTGAACTGTTCGTCACCTGTTACATCAATACCAGCAAACTTGTGATCAATAGACCAGTATTCATTGCTGGTAACGTTCTTCAGGAGGCGTACGGTAGGGAAGACTTCCTGATACCGTTTGCTTTCAATGATGCGCTTGATGGTTGCCGACTTGGAGCGTGCAATATCAACGGTGTACGACAGATAAAGAATCTGGAGAGGAAGCTTGGCCTGGGCGTGAATGCCGATGGCCCATGCTGTCAACAAACCAAGGACCGTACTTTTGGCTGAACCTCGTGGTGCAAGGAGGTCAATATTGGGGCCAGCAATTTTGATCAGGCAGTTGCTGTCTTCGTTTGTGATGAAATGGCGGTGCCAGTCCAGGTGGTGTTTGGCAGGTTTTTTCTTCTCATCCATGAACTCGCAGAAGTAGCTGAAATCCTCGCGAGCACGCTCAACAGCTTCTAAATTCTTCTGTGGCTTAACGTTGTACTTCTGCGCAGCAGCTTTTGCATTGCGGCGATACGCAAGATGAACATATGAAGGCACAGCTTTGCTTCAGAGTATTACTAAATACTAACCGAAAGCACCAGACCTAAACGGATCTTCTGTTTGAGCTTGGCGCTGTCGATATTCATCAGCAGCTCTTGTTGCGACGCGAGCCTTCTGCTCATCAAAAGCAGGTGCTTCTGCACCCTTTAACTTTTGACGTTGAATCCACTCTTTCTGCAAATCACGCAATTCACCGTATTCTTTTGTACCAGGTTTTGCTCCACTTCTTGATTGGATATCCCTATATAACTCCCCTTGCGTCATAGCGGGAGGCAGAATTGATGCAATATCTCCCATAGTTTCACCACGGGGTCCTCTTTCTTTAAGAGTTTCTTCTCCCCTAGGACCTTTCTCTTGAGGAGCAATTTTGCGCAAGGCTTCCTGAGAAGCCTGGTTTCCTGCGGCTGCTTGTTGTTTTAAAATCTCAATATTTTTTTGAATAGCGGCGCTTTGGCGTTGTCGACGATAATCTTCTCTTCCAACATTTTCCAAGCCATATTGCTGAACTTCATAATCTTCGGGAGTAGCGGCTCTTTCAAAATATGTATAGTTTTGTTCCAAGGGAATTTCAAAACCCATTTCAATTAACTGTTGTCTATAAGCAGCTCGCGAAGGTGCATCTGCAGTGCTTTTATACTTTGCATTAGCCAATGGATCTTTATAAATTGTTTGGAAGATATTTTCCCTGGCTGCCATTGCATCGTCGTACGCCTTTAATCTTGCAAGAGTATCCGGGCTATTACCTGAATAACCCATAGCAGCAGCCTCAGGGTTATTGCGTAAAGCAACCGCGCCAATGGTCATAACATCATCGGGAACCGGATATTTATCTAATTCTTTTTGATAACGACTGTATAAATTACTGCTTAAGTTGTATCCTAAATTTTCCCTGGAAAAATATCCCCCATATTGCCCATAATTAGGCATATATGCAATATTGGGTCCTAGTTTTGCTGAAGGAAATTCAACGCCAGGAAACTGAGGCGCAGGTTTTGCTTGCGCTTCGTACTGACGCTTTGCTTCGCCATATAAACCAATTTCACGTTTATCTTCTTCGCTTAATTGTTCCGATTCAATCTCTTTACGTTGTTCAGGAGTTAAACGATTGAGATATTGTTGAAATAAATTAGCAGAGGCTGCTTGTGGAGCTGGTTCAACAATAGAACGCGTTTCAATATCAGGGGAAACACTAGCTAGAGTTTCGCCACGGAGACCGGTTGGTTGTTGTTTCTGAGCTTTAGGAACGTAAGCGCCCTTAGGAAGAAAAGGGTTAGCTCCAGGCTTAGCGTTTGGATTATTCCGATACCACTCCGCAGGCTTAATGCCATACGTTTTAAACATCCAGTTGTATAGATTCTCGTTTACGGCCATTTATCCAAACCTGTTTTGATCGAACATGCTCAGAGGGTTAAATGCTCCAAGGGGAGCAAAGTTGTTGGGCTGTGAAGTTTGTTGGTTGCTCATGGAAGCAGTCAACGCTTCAGGCTCATAAGGAGAGAAGTAAGGTTTCTGGCCAGTATTCATCATGGTCTGAAACAGTTCTTCGTTTTGCGTGTTGTAACGAGAACGAAGCTTTTGGGTATAGTCTTTAACCCGCAGCATTTCTTTCTGATTTAAAGCGGCGCCAGCACCAGAAGATGGCATCCTACGGGCTCCCATATCACTTTTCCTTCCGACGTTTCTGCTCTTGGTACTTACGCGCTTTATCTAAAGCTGCCCGACGTTTTTCCTTGTCGGACATCTCAGAGCCATCTTCCTTCTTGGCTTCTTTTTTCTTGAAATGCTCAAGAAGTTCAGGTGGCATTTTACCTTTGGGCATATCAAACTCCTCCTGATTGATAACGCTTCAGACGATCAAGCAACTCTTGGTAAGAAACGATCCCCATTGGACCTTCTTCACCAGGTGCAGGAGCTGTAATACCTGCTTGAGCTTGTGGGCCAAAACGTGCTTCAAATTGAGAAATATCGTAATTTTTACCTTGGCCGCGAGCGCGTTCAAACTCACCAACCATTTCGGCTTGGCGTTGGGCAGCTGCGGCTCCACGGCGTCCCGGCTGTCGTGACATCTGCTGACCTTGCCGTGTGGCTTCTTGAAGACGACGATTAAATTCTTGTTCTTGCTGTTCACGTAAGCGCTGCTCTGCTTCTAAAGCAGCATTACCTTCCATACCACGAGTTGAACGATTGCGTTCGGCTTCTTCGCGAAGACGCATTTCTTGTTCTTTAGCATCAGCCATCCGCCTTTCAAGCATGGCCATTTGCTGCGCACGCGCCTGAGCAGCCCTTTCCAACTCAATCCGATTATCTTGTTGAGAACGAACAGGACGATTAGCGAAAGGAGAGCGTCCAGTGCCAGGGACACCAGGGGTATCACTTACACCTGGAGGAGTAATTGGACGACTGGTATAAGCAGGAGGCGCGGAAACAGGTGCCCCAGCCTGTCCTCGCGCTCTTGCTTCTGCTTCCCGTGCTTTTGCAAGTTCATATTCACGTTGACGCCGCAGCTCAAATTCACGTTGCCTTTCTTGTTCCATCTCCATCTCAATTTTGCGCCGATCATTATCAGCGCCACCGTAATTAAACTTATCTCCTATTTCGTAAAGAGCAGGATTGGTAGGACCAGGTGCTTGATTTGGATTTGCGCCACCCATTGGTTTTCTCCTTAATTACTCAGCGATTTTGAAGACCACGCACTCTATCAATCATCTGTTGATACTCAGGAGTACCAACATCAGGCATTCTGGTAGTACGACCAGGTCCAAATTGAATACCTGAACGCAAACCTTGTCCACGACCGGCACCACCAAACGCAGCACCAAAGACCCCAGCACCACGCTCTACAGCACCGCCTGGAGTTGTCTCAGCAGTAATCCCACGTTCTGCAGCGCCACGCTGAAGGTCACGGAAGATCTCTGCCCGGCGACCAGTGCGATCACGCTCACGGGTAATTTCTTGGCGCTGATAAGCCATCTCCTCTGCACCAGTCGGAGGCGGAATAGCGGGACCAGGGACTTCGTTCGGGAACATTGAAGCCTTGCCGGTTTCAGGCCGAGGAGCTTGGGCGGCCCTCATGCGAGCAGCTGCACTACCGGCTAAGCGTGGATTCTGCGTTTGGGCGCCCATTTCGCTTTATTCGTTAAATAATATTTTAGACGGAGTAACTTTACTCTTCTAGTTGCATTCTAGCCCATACACTCATCGATGCTTCCTGCAAGGGACCTTCAATTGGGTCGTCCTTGAAGATAAACATCAACTCACGAATGGCACGGTCAGCGCCAGCCATCAGAAGACCTTTACGATCCCTGGCTGATGTGAACTGTTCGATTTGAGCAATTGCACCGCGCAATTCTTTTTGCATGCTGGCAGTACGTGCCACACCTGCATCACGCTTGACGACACCCTGCTCCACAGCTTCTCTTAGCTTGCGAATGTCTTCTTGCATCTCATCAATCTCGTACAAGAGGGTTTTGCGGTGATCAACCTTCTTGTAATTGCTGTTAACCCAAAGGTCGCATGCAACAATGCTTCCGGTATACCCAAGGAAACGGGCATACAGAAAGCACTCGATTACAGAATTATTATCTTTAGCAAAAGAGCAGAAGGATTCTTGAACAGAAGAATCGAGATTATCGACCCACTGGTCGAAGACCTCAATATCGATAAGCTCGTTGGGCCTGTTGATAATCGCGCTCTTCGTCACGCCGCTTTTCTTCGCTGGCATAACCGATAGTTTTGCGCTCTTGCTCTCCGACATCTTCTGCTTTTTTCTTTGAGAATTCGTAGGCTACACCAGCTGCCTGGCGATATTTGTCAATATCAAACCAGTCATCTGTGTTGTAAGTATCCGTGATATCACCGGAAACCGTGGTAGCCATTCTAATAACTCAAATCAGAAGTTGCTCATCATACCGGCAAGACCGGTAGCAAAGATGTCGCGACGGCCTTCAACGCTCTTCTGGCGCTGTTGGCGCTGCTTGGAGGCTTCCAGGCGATTCAACAGTTCTTCGAACTTATTGATATCAAAGTAGTCGTCGGTGGTGTTACCAGCAACAGTCATGACAGTTCCATAACTAATGAACTAATTATAGGAGATATTTTCCTAGAAACTAAACGCGCTAACCAAGGACTTGTAAATATCGCCCTGAGCGGCAATCTTTTGAACTTCCTTGGCACCTTCGTTCTTGAGCTTCTGAGTTTCCTTATCAATCTCACCTTGAAGATTGGTCAGGCCAGCGCTGTACAAGAACTGACGGGAGTCGCGAACGTTCTGAAGCTGTTGCTCCAGCTCTGCAGGAGTCCCTTCAAACTGGTCTTGGAAAGAAGGAAGGGTAACTTTGGTGCGCTCCGCAAGATCTGCTCCATAGGTTGGAAGCAGGTTCTTATCAAACTTGAAGGTTCGCTTGCCGGTACCAACACCCTCTGCATCCTTGATTTCGTCACCATACATGGTGTCGTAATAGGAATCCAGGTAGCTGCGGTTGAATTTCTTCTGGTACTCCTGACCCTTGTAAAGAGATTCTTTAAGGTCGTTAACGGTCTGATAGTAACCGCCTTTAAAGCGCTCCAGGCCTGCAGCTTTTTCTTCTTCGGTTGCTTTACGGCCCAGGATCTCTTCATACGCTGCACCCAACCCGGTTTGGAATCGCTGGGGCGCAATCTCTTCCGAGTACAGTTTGGCGAACTGGTTGACATCACCCTCCTTGCCGAACAGGTCGTACTTGGTGGTGTACTCACGCAAGTAGTCCTGAGCTTGTTGGAAGTTGATTAAACCGCCACGCAGCTGGCTTTCAATCGATGATTTGAAGGGATCATAACCAGCGGCTGCACTGGCTTCTCTAGCAGCTTCTTTAGCTGCCTCAGCTTGCTCTCTGGCAAGAATGCGTTGTTCTTCTCTGCTGGATCTATCGCGATAAAACTGCTTATCAGCTTCAGCGTACTTAAGTTGTTCTTGCTGTAACCCATACAGCTGAGAATGAGCCTGTTGCTGGAACGCAAGCTGTTGTTGCGCCATCGATTGGTTAAACGATGCAGCAACGTCAGCACGTTGATCAGCTTTGAGATCTAAGGTATAACGACGTTCATTAGCCAAGCGTTGCTCAGCCATCTGAGCATTACGGAACGCTTCTTGACGTGCCGCTTCTTCACGCTCAAATTTCAGCTCTTGTTCGCGAATCTCTTTCTGAGTCTGCGCTACTTGAGCTGAATTATCCGGAGGAGCACCACCGCCGCCCATATCTAATGCTTACCAGGAATTGATTGTATTCTAACTTGAGCCTTACCCATAAGGCCCAAAACCTGCAGAGTAATTACCAAACATCTTATCCAGGACGCCACGATTGATTGCAACCGCTTCTTTAATACGTCCTTCGCGTTGCCTGCGAGAAAGTTCAAGAGCTTCTGGAGAAAGAGAAATACCAATTGCTTGACGCTGGCGGCGACCTTCTTCCGCCGTAGCCATTGGTGCTTCAAAGAATGCACGGAATTTACCAGCACGCTCAGCCAACTGTTGATTTTGAGTGTTCAGCAAGCTGGTATTGGCAAACGCATTATCTGCCATCCGCAATTGATTGCTGGTATCAATGACAGAATTAAGTGCATCCATGGATTTACCGGCAATACCCTCACGCATCCTGGCGGCACTGCCAATAAGATCACGCTGAATTGCACCCTGATTCTGAGTCAAGAATGCATTCATCCCATAAACGTAATTATCAGTACGCGCATCTTGCGCGGCCTTCATGTTATATAGGTCTGCAATCTGGCGATAACCACGATCCAGGCGGTTCTGGCCCATGGCCATTGCCGTACCGTACGTGGAACCAAGCGACGCAATATTAGCTGCATTACGCATGTAAGCTGCAGCACGCTCTTGGGCTTGACCTTGGAAGATGCCACCGACGATACCGCCAATAGCGCCTAAACCACCGCCAGCAAAACTTCCCCAATCAAAGGCCATGCCACCACCTGTTGTTGCTGAAGAAAGATAATCTGCTGGATTGGATCCAAAGGCCATCTTTCATCCTTTTAAGTATTCTAAATTAGAAGATTTAAAAATATGAAATTGCGCCGGGGGGAGTAACAGCTGGGATATTCATTGGAGTACGAACAGCCGAATAAGCATTAGCCATTCGATCACCAGCGGTTGCAATCATGTCAGCTGAATAACGTGCAGCTTCTGGAGTCCCGTAAGGATTAAAGGACATTGCAATACCTTTCGTCAGGTTGTCCAAGCCTGAAGTCAGGGTATTAAACATTGCCGATTTCCAGCCTTTACGCGTTTGGTATTTATCAGCCAGCTCAAGTTGACGCTCCTGCTCTTCAGGAGACATCTGCTTTTTATACATATCCATCAAACCTGTAACCAGCTGGGTGTCAGCAGTTGGAAACAAGCTCTGCATCAACTGAGGACCAAAAAGTTTTTTCTCTTCGTCACTCATCCCTTGAGTTGCTTGCCGCCATTGATTTAAGGCATTACCAAACATCGATGGATCCGCCTGGCCGAAACTAGATGCTGGTGTCATACCAGCAAACGGGTTCATCCCGAGCCGACCAGGGGTTACAGAGGCTTGATTGAAAGCCATGGATCAATACCGGAAGGTGGACGAAGCGTAAGGATTGCTGGTCATCATGGTCCGCAAGTTCTCACCGGCTTGGGCCTGAGCACCACCTGCAAGCTGGAAGGCGTACTGCTGACGGTTCAGAGCACCAGTCAATTGACCCAGCTGTTGGTTCAGTTGCATCTGACGTTGCATATCAGCATCCTTCATCTGATTTGCAATCGGCAGCATGGCCTGGGCTTGCTCAACAGGAATGTTGACACTAGCCAGACGCATCAATTCAGCAATCTGGCGTTGCTCACCAGTGAGGTTGGAAAGACCAACACCACCGCCAGTCAAGCCAGACTTACCTTCTTCCTTGCGTTGACCAGTGATGGCTTGAACAGCGCCAGTAGCAGCATTAGCCACGCCGCCAGCAATTCCACCGCCGACGCCGCCACCAATGAGACCACCGCCAGCACGAACGAGAGCACCGGCCAGTTTGCCACGGGTGCCACCTTTTTCAAGGCCGCTAGCAATACCGCCAACCAAACCAGCGCCAACGACGCCACCACCGATTTCACCAATACCACGGGTGATGTCGCCCTGGGCCATGCTGCCCAGACCGTAAGCAGTCGGAATACCAAGGCCAGCAACAAGCCTACCTTTATCGCTTGCAACTGCTTCGCCAACATTGACGCCGGCAGATTTTAATTTGTTCAGTAACTCTTGGAAGGCACGAGGATCTTGGGGCATTTGACCACCAACACCAGGAGCACCAAGGGTGGCAAGTGCTCCGCCGGGCATACCCGACTGAGGAGCTTGTGCAGACCCAGCTGGGTAACCGACGTAAGCCATATCTAAAACGAACCTATGTTTCTAGATGTTTTAATTTTATCAGCCTACATACCTTGCTGATACTCTTGTGTTGTAGGAAGTTGCGGACGATTGGCTGCTGCAATTACTGTATTTACAAGATTGCCAACAGTAACACCAGCTATAGAACCTAATGTGCCTGCAATACCTCCACGAATTGCACGCTGTCTGGGATCATACATTTTAGTAACAACTTTTCCGGCTGGTGTTTTGGTTCTGCTTTGAATCATGGCTTCACGAGCCGCAACAGAACCAGCAATAAAACCGCCTGCCATTGGTAAAGTTACCGGAAAACCTAAAGCACGCACTTCAGGAACACCTTGAAGATTTTCCATGGTTCCTTTAACAATGCCTAAATCAAGCAAACCACGTTCGTTGTACAAGAAATTTTGATAATTTGCATAGCGCTGTGGAGTCAAGCTAGGAATATCTTGTTTGGCAGTTTCATATTTTAAGGGGGTGCCAGTGCGGCCCATAAAGAAGCGTTCAACAAGTTCTTGTGCAGGTTGGGCTGTTTCCCTGCGATCTTCTGAACCAACTTCGGCATAACTTTGTGCATACCCCTTGGGACGAAACATTTCCCCAGGATTTAACAAGTCATAAGTACCAGCTGCAGAGATGGCCGGGGCCGCGATGCCAAGTGCAGCAGCAGCACGCGCAGTTGGAGAACTAATGCCACGTACACCGTACTCAACACCTTTTTGTGCGACAGCAAGCGGATGGTTATAACGCCACCAATAAGTACGTGAACCGTCGTTTGCAGCATCAACCAAAAGGCGAGAAGCATACGCACCAACAAACTGGGCAGGTGTCTGTTTTGCGCTAACACCAAGCATTCCAATCTGCTGACGGAAGCGAGGATCTAAAATACTTTGACCATAACCCAAACC